AGGAACATCAACACCGGTTTCCGGGTGGTCGTCGAGACGCTAATGGCCGGTCGAAAAGGGTACGACGGAGTCCCACCCGTCAGCGTCGCCGAGACCAGGGCCGGGAGAACGATCCGGTTCGACGAGCCGATGACGATCACGTTCACCCGTCCGACCGAGCGCGTGCTTTTTAACACAGCCCGCGACGTGAACCCGTTCAGCGTGCTGTACGAATCACTTTGGGTTTTGGCGGGCCGTAACGACGTCGCGCCCCTCTCGTACTACACGAAAAGGATGGTGGACTACAGCGACGACGGCAGCACGTGGTACGGCGCTTACGGCCGGCGGTGGAGGAACTGGGCCGACGGCGGGTTCGATCAGCTGGAACGGGCGGCGGAGCTCCTTCGAGCCGACCACAACACCCGCCGCATCGTGCTGACGATGTGGGACCCCGTCAAGGATCTGGCCGGGCAAACGGCGGGCGGAAAAGACTACCCGTGCAACACTCACGTGTACGCGAAGATCAAACGAGGTAGGTTGAACATCACCGTCTGCAACCGCTCGAACGACACGGTCTGGGGGCTATTCGGTACCAACGCGGTCGTATTCTCTTTCCTCCAAGAGTATCTCGCGGCGAAGGTCGGGGTCGGTGTGGGGGAGTATCACCATATGTCCGATGATCTTCACGTGTACGACGAGCCCGGCAACCCCAAGGTGGCGAGGTGGGAGCCGGAGAAGTGGCTCGCCGAGTCCACGTACACGCAGGAGGCGGGCCGGTACGGCAACGGCACCGCCTTGTTCCCGCTAGTCAAGGACTCGGCGGCGTTCGAGCGGGAGCTTCCGCGGTTCGTCGAGGAGTTCAAGTCACTCCCGACCGATTACGGAATCCGGGCCGAGAACTGGACCGAGCCGTTTCTCCGGGACGTGGCGCGGCCGGCGTTCGGGGCTTACGCCGTCTACAAGACTGGGCAGTGGAAGCGAGAACCGGGATCGTCACGGTGGCACGAGGTGATCGCCGCCGACGACTGGCGGACGGCCTGCACCGGGTGGCTTGAACGGAGACGGAAGTGATCCGGGCCGTCGCCGACGGGTGCTCGCTCGCCCTCGTGGGGGTTGCCCTGGCGTGGTTGGCGTGGAGGTTCTATGTCGTCCTTCGGAGGGGGAGGGAATAGGGTATGGGCTCGGCAAACGACCGACAGGTGGCGGGGGATCACTACCCCAAGACCGGCGAGCAGCACTGGGACATGATGTGGAGGCTGTACCGGGAGGCGTGGTTCGTCGGTAACGTGACGAAGTACGTGACCCGGTACCGGAAGAAAAACGGGGTCCAGGACCTCGAAAAGGCCAAGCATTACCTGGAGAAGTTGATCGAGCTCGAAACCGCGGCGGCCGGGGAAGAAACCCGTAAACTACCCCCTCCGTCGGCTGGCGGGGTGACGAGGTGTGCGATCTGCGGCCGGACCGACTGCGAAAACCCCAACGGGAAGCACTGATGACCACCGACGAGTACCAGGTCCTCGCCATGAGGACGGAGGCCGATCAGGAGGCGATCCTGGAGCGGCTCAAGGCCCTCGGGCCGCAGGCCGTCCGGCTCGACAACGCCGCCCGCGGGCTGGCGTCCGAGGCCGGGGAGGTGTGCGACGTCGTCGCCAAGTACGTCGAGTTCGGCCGGCCGCTGGACCGGGCCGCGTTGATCGAGGAGGTCGGCGGGTGCCTGTGGCGGATCGCCCAGATCTGCAAGGCCGGCGGGTTCACGATCGAGCAGGCCATGGAGGCGAACGTCCGCCAGCTGCGGGTCCGCCACCCCGGTAAGTTCGACGGGGCTGCGGGGAAGGACCGGGACGCCGAGCGGAAGGCGATCGTCCAGGACGGTCACGGGTTCGGACACGTTCAGATCACCGAGGGGTTGGAGTGATGCCGGAAGTCAGCGACACGCCCGCCGGGGTCCGCCCGTTCAAGTTCCACGGGCTGGATCTCCGGCCCTCGTCCGGGACCCAGTACCAGGGGCCGTGCCCGTGGTGCGACAAGGACAAGTTCTACGTCGACGTCAGGACCGGGAAGTGGGACTGCAAGGTCTGCCTCTTCAAGGGCAACCCGATCGAGTTCCTCCGGAAGGTCCACGCCGCCTCCCCCCTGACCGGGACCGAGGAGCTCGCCCGGGACCGGGGCCTCCTCTCCCCGGAGATGCTCTCGACCTGGGGGGTGTGTAAGTCCTTTATCACCGGGGAGGTCCTGGTCCCGTCGTACGGCCCGACCGGGGCCCTCGTCAACCTGTACCGGTACGCCGCCCCGTCCGGCGGGGGGAAGCGGGTCCTCCTCGGCACGGCCGGGGTCGGGAAGGAGGTCCTGTACGCCACCGAGAGCGGCGGGACGGTCTCCGGGGACGGGCTGTTCGGCCCGGACCGGTTGTCGAGGTTCCCCCACGCCAAGGAGGTGTACGTGTGCGAGGGGCCGTGGGACGGGATGGTCCTCCACGAGACGATGAGGTCCGCCAAGCGGGGGCCCGACGGTCGGTTGACGCTGACCGGGAACCCGGAGGTGTCGCTCGCCGCGGACGCGGTCGTGGTGGCCGTGCCGGGGGCCTCGTACATGACCGAGCGGTGGGCCCAAGCCTTTGCCGGGAAACGGGTTACGTTCCTCTACGACAACGACCACCCGCGGCCCGGGCCGAACGGGTCCAGGCTCGACGGGGCCGGGCTCGCCGGGACGAAGCGGGCCTGCTCGGTCCTGTATCGGTCGTCCCAAAGATTCGACGAGGTTCGGTACTTGAAGTGGGGGGAGGAGGGTCACGACCCCGAATTGTCCAACGGCCACGACCTCCGGGACTGGTTGGGGTGGCCGGACAAGATCTCGTTACGGGTCGAGTGCCTGGAGAACCTGTTCGGCCGGCTCGAACCCATCCCCCCGGAGTGGATCACAGGCGGGCGGAAGGCGGCGGCCGCGGTCAAGCCGGGGTCGACCGAACTCCCCCTACTCCCGTGCACGTCCTGGAGGGAGTTGATCCCGCATTGGCGGCGGGCGATGCGGTGGCCCCGGCCCGGGCACGGGCTGGACCACGGGCTCGCCTGCTGCCTCGCCGTCGTCACCTCGACCATGGCCGTCGGTGACCAACTCTGGATCAAGGTCATCGGGGCCCCCTCGTCCGGGAAGACCACGATCGTCGAGGGGCTGGCGGTGAACCGCCGGTACGTGTACTCGAAGGACTCGATGACCGGGCTGTTCTCCGGGTTCCAGGTGGACGCCGAGGGGAAGGAGGACTTGTCTATGATCAAGAAGGTCAACGGGAAGACCCTGGTCATCAAGGACGCCGACACCCTCATCCAGAACCCGGCCCGGACCCAGATCATGAGCCAGTTCCGGGCCATGTACGACCGGGCCTTGAGGACCGAGTTCAAGAACCGCAGGTCGTCGGACTACGAGGGTCTGAGCGTGTCCGTCATCATCTGCGGGACGGACTCCCTCTACCAGATGGACACGGCCGAGCTCGGGGAGCGGTTCCTCGACGTCCGGGTGACCGACGGGGTGGACGTGGATTCCGAGCGGGCGACCGGGATCCGGGCCATCCTCGACGCCGACCAGTCGATCGCCCTGGAGGTCAACTGCTCCCCGATGACCCAGGAGTCGCCGGAGAAGACGGCGGCCAAGCAGTACACCGGGGGGTTCGTGGAGTACCTCCGGGGCAACGCCCAGTCCCTGATCGCCGGGGTCCGGGTGACGGAGGGGGACGCGGCCCGGCTGACCGACCTCGGCCTCCTGGTGGCCCACCTCCGGGGCCGGCCGTCGTCCGCCCAGGACACGAAGCACTCCCGGGAGCTGTGCTACCGGCTCGGGAAGCAGTTCCACCGCCTGGCCAAGTGCCTGGCCGTGGTCCTCGGGAAGACCGAGATCGACGACGACGTGTGGCACAGGGTCCGGAAGGTGGCCCTCGACACGTGCAAGGGGCGGATGTTCGACCTCCTCAAGGCCGTCATCGACTTCGGCCCGGACGGGTGCGAGGGGCGGGGGGTCGGGATGGTCGTCGGCCGGGGGACGGCCGATGTGAACAAGGACCTCCGGTACCTGCGGGACGTGGGGGCGTGCGAGACCTTCGTCCCGAGCAAGGGGGGTACGGCCAAGACCCCCCGGTACCGGGTGTCCGGGCACATGGCCGAAATCTACGAGAGCGTAGTCAACCAGTGAGGTGACCGTGCCGATCCCGAAGTCCAGGCTGAAGCCGATGTGGGAGACCACCGACGGGGAGACCGTCCGCCTCTACCAGGGCGACGTCCTCCCGGTCCTGAACTCCCTCCCCGAGCGGTCCGTCCAGTGCGTCGTCACCTCTCCACCCTACTGGGGCCTCCGCGACTACGGTACCGGCACCTGGGAGGGTGGGGACGCGGCATGCGATCACCTGAAGGGGGTGGTCCCCAGGACTGGAGACCAACCGGGCCGGCGCTTTAGCACCCTGGGACATAACCCAGAACGGCCTGACACAACGACAGCCCAATCAGACCATCAGTTCAAGGACACCTGCGGCAAGTGCGGGGCCAAGCGGACCGACCACCAGCTTGGCAACGAGGCCTTGCCGGACTGCGGGCAACTACTGGAGGTGGAACCCGGCCTATTCCAGCGGTCCAACTGCGCCGAGCGGGACTGGGCCTCGGCGTGCCACGTCTGCCGGATGGTGCTCGTGTTCCGCGGGGTCCGGCGGGTGCTCCGGGACGACGGGGTGGTGTGGCTGAACTACGGGGACAGTTACAACGCGAACACCGGAGCGGGGTTCAACGGGGACGCGAAGCGGCCCGCCGAAGCCCGGGAAACAGTGGGGAGGGGCGGGCTGACGGCCGCGGGGCTAAAACCCGGCAACCTCGTCGGGGTGCCGTGGCGGGTCGCCCTCGCCCTCCAAGCTGACGGGTGGGTGTTGCGGCAAGACGTGATCTGGCACAAGCCGTCCCCGATGCCCGAGAGCGTCCGGAACCGGTGCACCAAGGCCCACGAGTACGTGTTCCTGTTGGCGAAACGGCGGGACTACTTCTACGACGCGGAGGCGATCAAGGAGACCGTCAAAGGGGAACTGAGGTCCACGTCTTGGGAGGAGAGAAAGGCCGCCGGGGCTTCCGGCGGCGATCTTGAACAGGGGGTGTCTCGGAACCACGGTAACGGACTCAGTCACGACCTCGGCGGGGCGGGCGGTAAGTCCAACAAGCGGTCCGTCTGGACCGTCTCGTCCCAGGGGTACCCGGGGGCCCACTTCGCCACGTTCCCTCCCCGGCTGATCGAGCCGATGATCAAGGCCGGCACCTCGGAGTACGGGTGTTGCGCGGCGTGCCGGACCCCGTGGCGGCGGGTGACCTCGGAGGAGAAGCTCCGGCGGGAGCGGCCGAACGAGTACGTCAAGTACGCCGACACCTCCCACGAAAAGAAAAACCGGGGGGTCAACGGGCAGAAGCCGCAGGGCGGCTGGGACGCCCTGCGGGTGAAGGACAAAGCCGCCCGCCGGGCCGACGTGAACGCATGTGCGAACACGGTCGCCGGGGTGGCGGTAACGACGGTCGGGTGGGAGCCGGGGTGCGAGTGTGGGGAGGGGGTAGTCCCGTGCGTCGTCCTCGACCCGTTCATGGGGAGCGGGACGGTGGCCGACGTGTGCGTGGACCTCGGGCGGCGGGCGTGGGGGGTCGAACTGAACGAGGGGTACGTCCGGAAGAACCAGATCCCCCGGGTGGAGGGGGCGCTCATGCGGCGGGGGAGTACGGCGGGGTTGATCCCGGGGCGGGGGGCGAAGGCCGTCAAGCTGACCGGGAGGCTGGTTTAGGTTTGTACCTTTTCAAAATGTTTTCGGCGAACGTGATCAGTTGTTCGACCGAGGCGCTGTTCTTCATCCTATTGGCCAGATGAGAAATGATCTGAACGTTACCGGGCACGTACCCCTTCGACCCGTCAACTCGGTCGATCGTGGCCCAATCGTCTTTCGAGTCACCGTCTCTGCTGCGGGTCACCGAATAGTTCAGTATGACCCCCAAGAACGGACACCGCTCCGGCAGCACGAGGTCGTTGGGGGTGATTCTGAATTCGATACGTTGAGAACACGACCGAGACGCACAGTGGGTAAGGATCATCTTCTCGAAGGACCATTTTTCCGACGCACGGAGACCCGATCTCCAACCGTTCATGTACTCACTAGTACAGGATTTGCAGTTGGGGTTTCTCCCGTTACGACCCTTCTTCCACTTGTTAAACTCTTCGAGGGGTTTGATGACGGAGCAGCGGGAGCATCGACGGGACGGGATTGGCACTGTTGTCTCTTAATACGTAAGAGAAGAAAGAAGGGAAAAGACCCTGCCGTAGCGCTAGTATAATGGGTTAAGTTTCCCGGTGTAAAGGGAAAAGTTACGAGATGCCCGGATTCGAGGGGGCGGGTCATGGTCGAGAAGCGGAAGCCCGGGGTCAAGAAGCGGGTGGGGTTGACCGAGCTCCAGGAGCGGTTCTGCCAGGAGATGGCCCGCGACAACTCGTCCCAGACCCAGGCCGCGATCCGGGCAGGGGTCAAGGGCAACAACCCGGCCGTCGTCGCCTCCAACTGGATGAACCCGCGGAAGTACCCGCTGGTGGTCGCCCGGATCGAGGAGCTCCGCGAGGCCAAGGTCGAGGACGCCTTGATGACGGGGGCGGACGTGTTGAGGTTCGCCCACACGACGATGTTGGCCTGTTTCACGGACTACTTCCAGCCGGGCCCCAGGGGGTGGTGGGTCTGTCGGCGGGAGGACTACATGAAGATACCGGTAAACATCAAGCGGTTAATCGAGGAGATGGAGACCAGGACTTACACGAACCCGATCACGGGGGAGACGGAGGAGACCCTCCGGGTGAAGTTCGTGTCGAAGTCGGCGATGGCCCTCCTCGCCGCGAAGTACCAGCTGACCGAGAAGCACCAGCACACGGTCGTCAACATCGACTGGAGCGACCCCCGCCTCGGCCGGGACCCCCTCGCCTCCGAGGACCCGGTGGAGGCTAGAATTCGGGAGGTCGAGGAGCGGGCCGGGGGGCGGGTCGTGCCCCTCACCGTCACGGCCGACGAGGTGGGTAAGATGCTCGACCAGGCCCACATCGCGAGGAGGCCCAAGTGACCATTGCGGAACCTTATTACTGGGGCGGCAAGGCGTACTGGAGTAGGAGCAGTTGGGGGTGGGTGGCGGACGCCCTCCCCGACGAGGTGTTCGCGTTACTGCCGGACCACGGCCTGAGTAATGATGCTAGATCGATGCGGGGGTTCGACACCCGCGACCTCGCCCTGGCCGCCCTCTCCGACGCCTGCGTGCGGTACGGCCGGGCCGAGGCGAAGAAAATCAAGGGAGAAGTGGTGACGGCATGACCCCCGACGAGTACACCCGCCTCCAGGACGGGCGAAGCCCCCGCGAGGACGACGGGTGCCCGAACTGCCCGGGGCATACCGGATGAGCGTGTTCGACCTGGTCCG